CTGATCGAAACATAAAAGGGGCAGCAAATGCTTCTTCAAATGCTACTAAAAACTTTTCTAAAATGGCACAAGGCACAGGAGGCCTTGTAGCTGCTTATGCAACTCTTGCTGCAAATATCTTTGCAATCTCTGCTGCTTATAACTTTTTAAAGAAAGCCGGCGATTTACGAGTATTAAGAGAAGGTCAAGAACTCTATGCTGCAACCACAGGAACTTCTTTAAAAGTAATGACAATGCAACTGCAAAGTGCAACCCAAGGATTATTAAAATATACTGATGCGGCACAAGGAGCAGCAATAGGTACTGCCGCTGGTCTAAGCTCAGATCAACTAGCAGGTTTAGCAACTGCAGCTTCAAATGTATCAAAAGCTTTAGGAAGAGATTTGACAGATTCCTATAATCGTTTAATTCGTGGTGCCACAAAGGCAGAACCAGAACTCTTAGATGAGTTAGGTATTATTTTAAGACTAGAAGTAGCGACACAAAAATATGCGGACAAACTAGGAGTCGCTGCAAAAGATCTAACCGCATTTGAAAGAACACAAGCAGTAACAAATGAGATTTTAGACCAGGCTAATAGTAAGTTTGATAAGTTCGGGGACATAGATGTTAGTGGTATAGAGCGTTTAGCCAAAGCCTTTGATGATATAGTAAATAGAATAATGGCAGTAATAGAACCCTTATCTTCCTTTATTGGTAATGTTATGACTGATAATGTTGGAGCCTTAGGAGTAGCTTTCGCGGGCTTAGGAGCTGGTATAGTTCGTAGTATAACTCCAGCAATGCCCGCTTTACAAGGTGTAGATACGTCTAGTCAAGGAATAGCTCAACGGATGGCCAAGTTTAACCCTGGAGGAGAAACCGGAAAAAAGATTCAAGCAGCAGCAGAGGGAAAAGGGGATTTAACGAAAGGGGATATAAAGAGATTCGAAGATGCTATAAATAAAAAGAAATCAATAGTATTAGATTATGAAAGAACTAATCAGAGAGAAGCTAAGAAAACTGCTCAGATAGCTAAATTAGCTATGGCGGAACAAGAAATGGCCACTCAAACTGGATTAACCAAAATGAGAACGAAATGGCAAATCTATTGGGGTACTCTGATAGCTGAACACGGTAGAACTATGGGTATTATGAAAGGGATAACCATGGGGTTTACAACAGCTGTTGGTAAAGTTTTGGGAGCCGCGGGATGGATAGGTATGATTATTTCTGCAGGTGTTCTTTTAAGATCCCTATACCAAAAAGTTTTTGGAGATCAAGAAAGATTAGCAAATCAGAGAGTGATAGCAGATGTTAATGACGATATTGATAAAATGACGAAGGCTATTGATCAAGCTAGAAAATCCCTGATATCTACCGGAAACTCTTTTGATGATTTTGGTAAAAGAGTTAAAAACTCTATACAAGCAGTTTATAGAGAGCCTTTAAGAAGGTTAGGTCAGATGGATCTAGCAATGGCGAAGCAACTTGATACTATGAAAAAGCTTTACCGGTATCGGGCAGAACAGGAAGCACGTATAAGGAGAACTGAAACAAGCCGTGCGTCTAATGTTGGTACTGGTGGCATATATATAGCACCTATAATGCAGAGGAAAGGAGGTGAGATATCTGGCAATAAAGCCTCAGGCATGTCAGAAGACGAAATAGCAGCCGCCGAGTCCTATTTTAATCGATTAAGAGATAGCATAGCTGGGTATACTAAGGTTTTTAAAGCAATGCTGGCGGAAGAACAATATCGCTTAACAATGATGAGGGCAGGAACTGACCAGTATAAAGATCAAGTAGGTAGAATTAACCAGCTTTCTGATGCACTTGACTTAACTACAGATAGTTATGCTAAGAGTGAAGAAGGAAACGAGAAATTAAGGGGCGCTGCCGAAGAGGTAAATTCCATAATACAAGTCCTAGTAAAAACTTTATCTTCGGGAGAAAGAGCCTTTACAAAATTTGATCGAGCAAATCAACAAGTAATATTTGGATTTAAAAAGTTTAGCGAGGCTCTCAGCAGAGTAGCTAGTTTTACTACTCCCTTTACTCCTATGATCTCAGGGTTGAAGGAAGTATCCAAAGGACTGGAAAAAGTAGAAACTTTATCCGAGATACTTAAGTTTGAGCAGGAGTATTCGGGTGGCGAGTTAGAAAAAGTAGTACAAGGTATAATGGGAATGAATTTTATTTTGCCAAAAACCGAACAGGGATTTGAAAAGCTCAAAAAGCAAATAAAGGATATGTTAGTTACCTATGAAGAATTATCCAGACAATCTCTAGTAGAAAAAAACAATATAAAAACAAGAATTGAAATACAAAAAAGAGGACTACCTCCTCTATTAGCAAAAGAAGTTGAAGATAGGGGTAAAATAGATTTAAAAATTTCTGCAATAAGAGATACAGAGAGGGAAATTATTTCATTTTTAGAAGCAAAAGACACTTTAAGCACTGAACAGATACAAAGTTATAACTCACAACTACAAGTTCTACATGCACAAAAAGAGACTCTTGAAGCAATGGTTAGTGACGGGTACGAGCTTCAAATGGCTATGGCTTCAGGGTTTGAGACTAGTTTTCAGAAAAACTTTACAGACTTCTTAAAGGGAGATGAATCTAGTATAAAGACCGCTGTGCTCGGTATAGCAAAGGGCACACTAGGCGCTGTTGTAGATAAGTTTTCAGAACAAATAACTAAAAAAGTTAGTAATGTATTTTTTGGTAAGTCTGAAGCGCAAAAGCAAGCAGATCTTATAAGAGAAGCCCACGTTGAAGGTATTATAGAAGGGTTTAAAAAGGTAAAAGATGATGGACTCTCCAAAGAAGAATTAGATGGACAAAACGGTCTTCTTACTCAATTAAATCGCACGAAGGAAGGAAAAGCATTAGCGGTAGGAAAAGATTTAGAAGCGATAGGCGGAACAAACCTTAAAATGCCTACTGATGCCGATAAAAATAAAAAAGGTGCTGGTCTATTAGAAGAAGTAGCCGTATCAGCTCAGAGTCTTAAAGGAGGTGGAAAGAAAGCAACTGGATTAGCTGGAGTACTAGGTAACTTTACAGAAAGATTAACCGGATTATTCGATGGAGATGCACCCTTTTTAAATAAATTAGGGAGCTTGTTTTCAGGACTTCTTACTGATTTTGGGGGTGTTTTTCAGAATCTTTTCTCCGGATTAGGAGGAATGTTTGGAGAAGGAGGCTCAGGATTAGGAGGATTAGTTAGTTCTGCTATTGGGCTATTCGGCTTCGCAAACGGAGGTATCGTAAAAGGCGGCTTCCGTAAATACGCAAACGGAGGAATTGCAAAAAGTCCTCATCTAGGAATGATCGGAGAAGGAAAATATAATGAAGCTGTAGTTCCATTGCCGGATGGACGATCAATTCCTGTTACAGGAGGAGTACCTTCAGGAGATAATAATGTTACTGTAAATGTAGCTATTGATAACAAAGGTGGGGCAACCTCAGAAACTAGTGCGGATTCTCCAATGGGAGCAGATTTAGGAAATTTAATTGCAAAAGCAGTTCAAGAAGAATTACAATATCAAAAGAGAGCAGGCGGAATACTTAATCCGTATGGAGCAGCATAATGGCAATTGGATTCCAAATTTCAGGTACTAATATTACTACAGCAACTATTGTTCCTGATAAAAGTTTAAAACGTAATTCAAAACCAAATGTTAGATCCGCAAAATTTGGAGACGGGTATGAACAACGTTCCAGATCAGGACTGAATTCTATAGAAGAGGTTTATTCAGTTACTTTAACAAATAAAGCCAAAGAAACTGCTGATGATATTTTAAAGTTTTTTGATGATAAAGCTGGAGTTACAAGTTTTGATTTTACTATTCCAGATACAGATAATACTACTACAACCGGAGAAAAAACAGTAAAAGTTGTATGTAGTACTTGGAATGTGCAATACGCAAGCGGAAATCATTATACTATAGGTGCAACATTTAATCGAGTTTATATGCCATGACACAAACTAATCTGATTTCAACAGATGTACAAAGCTTAGAGATAGTTGATGCTTATGTAGATTTGTTTGAATTAAATTACAGCGATACTACAACCTTGTACTTTCATTCTGGAGTATCCGCAGACGTTAGAGTACTTTCGTTTAATTCAACTAATAATCGAGTTTATTTAAATTCTAAACAAAGTATTGCGGATGGTACAACTTTAACCTTTACAGGAAAAAATGCGTCAACAGGAGTCGTCACCACCATAACTGGTACTGTTAATGGGGCTACTACTAATTCACAACAAGTAGTATTAGACTCAAGCTATGGAGGAACCACTACTGCAGCAACAGGATGGAGAGGTGTAATTGAAGTAGGATTTATAGTAACAGGGACAGGAATACGAAATGACGCGTATGGAGAAGTAGTTTTTAATAGAAATGTTTATTATGGCTTTCCTATTTTAATGGACGGTGTGGAGGTTCAAAGTGATGGTGCTATGAATCGTCCAACATTAACAATGGCTAATGTAGAATCTATACTACGAACAAGTTCTACTTTTCAGAATGCTTTTGACGCGGATTTTGCTACAGGACAAACTCCTGCGGGGATTTCTGGCTTCAATGCTGACAAGTTAGTTGGAAAAAGACTCACACGACGAAGAACCCTAGAAAAATATTTGAATGTTAGTCAAGGTCGAGATGCGGATGCTGCAGCAACAAAAGATATAATTGAGTTACCAAAATCAGTATATGTTATTGATCGAATCGCAAGTATTGATAGTTTAGTTGTTACTTTTGAACTTGCTTCCCCTTTTGATTTGGCAGGTATGAGAATACCTAGACGAGCAGTAATTGGTAAGTACTGCAGCTGGATTTATAAGGGCAAAAAAGATATAACTCAGGGTGGTAATCTCACAGGAACAGTTCACAATAGTGGTAGTGCCTCCGCTACTTTAACAGGAATAGGTACCAACTTTACAGATGAAGTAGCTGTCAATGATTTACTTTTAATTGGTTCAAAATACTTAAGAACAGTCAAACAAGTCACAAATGATACTTCATTAGTTTTATTAAGTAATGCTCCAGCAATAGCTCAAAGTGGTGGGGGAAGTGCCACTATTGAAGCAGGGCCTGTTACTTTCTCTATTGCAAAAAGGATTAATAAAGGGGCATGTTCTTGGAGAATAAATTCAAGTCTAAAAAAACTAATTGTGACTACAGAAGCAACTATGTACGGGTATATAACCGTTAATGACGAACCTATAGTACATAAAGGTATAGCTTATGATTATAATAGTGGAAACGGAACATGGGCTGTAAAAAGCTCAGCAGGAACAGGTGAAGTAGTTCCTTCAACTTATTCAGAAGGAATGACTACTACCACGGGATCAATTTTTAGATATACTACTGATGGCCATGAACATTTATGGTTATATACGGGGGATGATACTAGTAATCTTTCTATAGAGCCCGAAATTGGTAGTGTTAATTGGCAGCTACTCAGAACCTATACATTATGGACTGATAGAGCTTTTTCTATTCAAAGCGATACTTTAAATAATGATTATGTATTATATCCTTATCATTCAGGAAGTACAGAAGCTTCTATAGGTTTTGTTGATACTTCTACTATTTGGAGAAATACTATTTCTCTTGCTGCAGGCAGCGGGGAAGCCCCTCACAAAGACTCTTTATTTTGGGCACCAGGAGATGTTTGCGGAAAAACACTAAGTTCTTGTAAATCAAGATATCAATACCAACCAAGAATAGTGGGTACGGACGTCGGAGTTAACCAAGTCGGACAAAAAACCCAACCAGCGGTAGAGAAAGATACAAATGCTCTTCTACCTTTTGGAGGGTTTCCTGGAAGTAGAAAGTTCAGATAGTGAAATTTTTAGACGAAATTCAAGAACATTTTGAGAAGGAGTACCCAAGAGAAGCATGTGGTATTTTAGGAGTTGTTAAAGGAAAGAAAAAGTGGTTCCCTTGTACCAATATTGCACCAGATGACGAAGATTTTATTATTGATTCAGATGAATATTTAAAAATATCAAGAACATCAGATATTACAGCAATAGTACACAGCCACCCAGATGCTCCAGCAGCAGCTAGTGAAACAGATAAGAAGTATTGTAATGCTCTAGGTATACCATATTATATTTTTAGTTATCCAGAAATGGATCTGAACATAGTATCTCCAAATAAAAATGTAACAGAATTATATGGAAGAGAATACGAATTTGGTGTAACTGATTGTTTCGAAGCATTAAGAGACTATTTAGAACAGCAGAATATTATTATCCCAGCTAGATTAATGTTTGAGGATAATTGGTGGGAAAAGGGGCTGGATTATTTTACAGAAGAAGTCATAAAGGATTGGAGTCATTATCCTGTAGAATTATCCGATATAGAACCAAACGATGTTCTAGTATTTAAAATTGGAGCAGACAAAAATAACCATTGTGGAGTCTATTTAGGCGATGACATATTTTATCACCATGCTTATAATAGATTATCATGTAGAGAAAGTTTATACCCAATATGGTATAAAAGTATAACAGGAGTTTACAGGTATGCTGCGTAACGTATATTTAGAGGGGGAACTGCAGACTAGATTTACTAAAAGTTTTTCTGTGCAGGCAGAGACTTTACAAGACGTTCTTCGATGCGCGGATGCAAATTTTGATGGATTTAGAAAATATTTAATAGATGCAGCGGAAGAAGATGTTGGGTTCACTATTGATGTAGCCGATGATAAAATAGCTTATGAGGAGCAAATGCTAATGCCTTTAAAAGCAGGGGATATTACAATAGCACCTGTAGCGGCAGGATCAAAGAGTATAGGTAAAATAATTGCTGCAATAGCAATCGCTTATATAATTGTACAAACCGGTGGTGCTGCTGCTCCTGCCGCTGCTCCTGGAGGAGCTGCTGCGACTGGAGGCTTAACAACTACAGCCCAGATTGGAACTGCGGGTCAGTTAGGCGCCAGCACAATGTCTGTAGCCTTACCTACTATCCCGGCACCAACAATGACCTTAGGACAAAAATTTGCTGCAGGAATGGCAAAGATGGGGTTCAAAGGAAAACTACTGGGCGGTTTATCCCTTAGTTTAGGTATGCAAGGATTAAATGAACTTATGGCTCCGGATCCCTCGGGAGATGGTGATCAAGAATCCTCTTATATGTTTAACGGAAGCGAACAAAATATAATTGAAGGAGATCCAGTTCCTGTTTTATATGGAGAATTACAAGTACCTGGTCAACCAATTAGTTATGATGCAATTAGTGCAGCTTATAATCCTATAACTGACAACAGTACTACAGGACCCCACTACTCATATCTAACATGGGAAAATGAAATGCATGTGATAAATCTTGATTTCACAATTAATCTCTAGGAGCAAATAAATGGCACAAAGATCAATAGTCGGTAGAGATAGAAGAAGGTTTTCGCTTGCAAATGCATATAAAGCAGGGGCGTCCTCTAAAAATCAAATCATTAATGTTACAGATGTAATTGCTGAAGGTCCTATTGAAGGATTGGTTAATTCAACCAATTCAGTATTTTTGGATGGAGATCCTGTTACTGATACAGCCTCCGAAGGAGGTTTTGTAGCAGCCGCAGATGAAGTATTAACAATATCTTATGGCACGGGCGCAAGTGTTCAAGCTACTCTATCAAGAAACACGGCATTAAATGATTTAGAGGAAACTGCCGATGATATACATCGCTATATGTTTGTCTATGATGTTCATCAATTTCGCGCAAAAGTTATTAAACGCCAAATGGCAGGCACTACTTCTACAGGGGCGCAAACCTCCCCTTATATAATTTTAGAAGAAAGTGTTGCGGGTGCTAATGCTTTTTACTTAACCCATGTTTCTAAGGGCGGGGCAATTACTCATGCCAATCATAGAATGCGTATCCAGTATAATAATGAGGAAATGGATACTTATATGGAGAATGTTTTAACCTCTAGTAATGTTGTAAAAACTGACGGAGCAGGCCCTAGAGGGAAACTTATTCCAATGGGACGACATGGTCGGGGAAATCATACTTTAATAACAGAAACAGAGGAAGAGGAAACTGCAGAAGTAATTGTTAAGGTTGATGCAGTATTTCAAATAAGTATTACCACTGTTAGCGGTAATAAAGTTATTACCTTTAAAAACGATGAAAATACGCCATATGGAACAAGCAATAAAAAATTTAGTCTAAGTTCTGTTTTAACTCAAGAGGATAAGCCAAAAAAAGTAAAAAACAGTACTGTTCAAATCAGAACAGGCACAGAATTTCAGGCGCCCCTAAAACAGTTAGCAGGAGTAGGAACAACTAGTTTAGCCATTTCTTTAAATACTAGTTTTACTTCTGCGTTTTCAGTAACTGGACGACATTGGCACAGTGATAACGATGCCACTTATGGTGGGCCGTACTTTCGTGATGAATTTAGTTCAAAGCCTCATGACAGCGCTAATTGGCAGGACAATCATGCTGCTGGAAGTGGAACAGGTCCTGCAGACTCAGGAGACGGTTACGATAAAGGAAGTCAGCGTATAACCTTAGAAACAAAAAGTATAAAATTAAGTTCAACAGGATTAACTGCAGCAAAAATATCAGAAATTGATCAGTTAAGAATTCAAATAAGGTTTCCATCAGGGTTATATCATTTAGATAATGGTGGAAATACTTCATCCCATGCAGCAGGTCACCAAGTCCATGTCTATATCAAAAGAGATGGGGCGTGGTTATATGATCTTGAAAATAAGTATGTTTCTGACGGTATTGTAACTGCTAGTCGTAGAAAAGTAGCATTCTCTTTAGATCATGTAGTCCCTTTAGAGGACTTTCAGCCTTTTGAAGATTTAGATATACAAGTCACTCGGTTAACGCCCACCGGTCAAGATAATACTCTAAGTGATGATGAATATGAAGCTGCTTCTTCTGCTGGTGGTGGTAAAGTCAAGCTTTTAAATAACAATGATGATAATAATAAAGGGGCTATTGATGGAAGCCAAGTAGCTTCTATAACTGCAACCATTAAAGAAAAATTAAACTATCCTTTTACTGCGTTGGGTTCAATTACTTTTAACTCAGAGGATTATCAAGCCACTCCTGTTCGTAGTTATTTAGCTAGAGGTAAAAAGATTAGGATTCCTTCCAACTATGTTCCTAGACATTTAAGTATGTCTGTATCAGGTGCTACTGATGCAACGAAACCAATTTATAATAGACTATGGGATGGTACTTTTAGTAACGAGGGCATTTCAAATCCTAGTGGTCTTGATATAGGTTATTATTATACTGATAATCCTGCTTGGGTGTTTTATGATATGTTAACACACGAGAGATACGGGTTGGGATCTTTTATTAATGATATTGATATTGATAAGTACGCTTTATATAAAATAGCGAAATATTGTGATGAACTAGTTCCAGACGGAAAAGGAGGAAAAGAGCCTAGATTCAGAGCGAACATATATTTAACAAAAGCAACCGATAGCTATAAAGTTTTAAAAGACATGGCGACAATATTTCGAGGAATGTTATATTGGTTAGATGGGGAGTTATTGACCGTTCAAGATGCTCCTTCTACCCCTATTTATAACTTCGGACCCGCGAATATTATAGATGGACAAATTGAGAAAGAAGGAACAGGCTCACAGACACGACCTAATCAAATGGTGGTTACTTGGAATAACCCTGCCTCCGGTTTTAAATTAGAACCCATTATTGTAGAGGATAGAAAGAATATTATTGAAACTGGACGGGTTATAAAAGAAGATGCAGTTGCTTTTGGTTGTACGTCCGAAGGACAGGCGATACGCTATGGTAAATGGAAATTATGGACAGCCGTTAATCAAACCGAGATTATTTCATTTAAAACTGGACTTAATGCAGCATTTTTAAATCCAGGAGACATTATCAATGTTCAAAATGATAAAGAATATGGAGTAACTTTTAGCGGTCGCGTTTCTACTCATAGTGCTGCTAGTGGTGCCTCTGTATTTACTTTAGATAGAAATATCTCGACAGAGTCTGGAGGAATACAAGTTGATGGTGGAGAACAAGATAGATCCTCCTATACCTTTAATAATACATCAGAATATACCTTTAGTGCGTTAGTTGAAGATAGAAAAGTAGTACTGTTAAATGAAAGTGCTACTATTTCTGGCACAACATACAAGAGGGGGGATGAAATAGATACTGTTTTCCTTCCTACCAGTAATGGTAATTATATTAGTACAACTATAGACATGACACAAACAGATGATGATGTCAGGGCACAGATCGCTCTAGCTAGAGATACTGGTTCTACTCATCCTGCAATCGCGGGTAATGATATTTTACTATCTTTAGTTAATTCAACAAATATAGAAACTCGTAGATTTGATTCTGGAGATATTTCAGTATCAAATGGTAAAACAGTACTTACTATAGACACTTTTGGAGGGATACAATCAGCTACCTTTGCGGGAACAGTAACCAATAAAGATAGTGTATGGGTTATAAAAGAAATCGCAAACGGATCCCTGCAGGATTATTCTTATAGAGAATACAAAGTTTTAGGAATAGCTGAAAGTGAAAAAGGTGACATCGCAATAACTGCAGCAGAGTTCAGTAATAATAAATTTGACGCGGTTGATAGAGAATTTCTTTTAGATGTGCCAGATAATGTTTATACTGCAGAAGAAACAGTCTGTCCAGCTCCCGCAAATTTATATGTCCTGAGAGTGCCTATTGTAGATACTTTAGGGGATGAAGTAATCCTCCAATGGGAGCATCCCTTAGATAAGGATGGTGCAGAGTACGATGCTATAACAGGGTACTCTATAGAAGTTACAGGAGACTCCAGACAAGTATATAATATAGATGACTCTAGAACATATACTCATGCCTTAAGTGGTCTTGGAAATGGTCGATGGACTTTTTCTGTAAGAGCTATTACTGCAGAACGAAAAAGCAGATTTATTACACGATCAATTGAAATTTTTGACATTTATGGAACATATAATGGCCCTCGCATAGCAGATGCAGCCGTGGGGGTTCAGTGCGATTGGAAAGACGCAAAACTAGCTACCAATACATTTAAGATGTTTACGAAACAGTGGGTTATGAAAAGTGTTGCTGATGTAAGGGGGGCGCCTCTAACAAACTCAGCCAACGGCCAAGCCACCACAGCCTCCTGGCAGCAGGATGTTAGTGGAATGCAGACAGCGTCCATAAAAGAGGCGTATATATTATTTAATAGAGATGGACTTAATTACGACTATTTAAAATTAGTTCATTTTAAAGAAGTAAATTTTGATAATACTGCTTTAGAATTATGGTATGATGTTTCCAATTATGTTAGTGGCGGACTAGCAGAAAATAATAGATGGACTCATGTAGATTGTAATATAAGTATTCCCACTGGTACTTCCGATAATATAGTTACTAGAACCGGAGGCTCCACAGGATTTTTCACAGGATTTGAAATAGGTGATATTATAAGGATTCAATCTGGAACTTCCGGAGGAAATCCTGTTTATATTGCTGCAAAAGTTGCGTCCATCGAATCAGATGATAAACTAGTTGTAGATAGGAAACTAAATAACACAACCAGTGTTTTAACAGTATCAGCAAACAGTACAACCAAAACAGTTGCAAAAAATCATTTCAAGATAGACCCAATACAAGACGGTATAATAGCAACTATAACTAGAGATAATACTGATTATGATTTTATCAATCATTTACAAGAGTTACCTGGTATTAGGGGTCGAGCAGTAACTGCTTATATGGATGTTCCTAGCATTACATATGATAAGGATGAAGCTTTATCACCTGCTAATCAGTTGTCGAATGGAATAAAACTTTTTGCATCTGCTATAAATTTTATAAATCCTGTTTTTAAAGTAACAGGAGATTTTTATGGATCTGGAGGAGGTTCTAACGATACTTCGTTTACAGACCCTGCTACCGACGATAAGTATGAAAAAGTTATAAATGATAGTACAGCTATTCCATATTCTCATCCAGCAGCGGGTGCGGCTCAAGTATTTACAGTTACAGTTCAAGAAGCAGAAGATGCTACAAGAGAAGTAACTACAACTGTTAATTTGCCCAAACTTAAGCAGGGACAAGCAGGAAATTCAACTGGAATAGTATTTTTATATGCAGTAAATAGTAGTTCTCCAACTAGACCTGTAAATGTTTCCGGATTTCCGTCAATTACTGTTAATCTAGAGGGCGCTAATGCAGGAAAAGTAGTAACCGGAAATTCAAGTGTCAATAGTAGTGGTCAAGTTATAAATACTAGTAATGTTGGTCTTGGTTGGTATACTACTCCACAAACTCCTTCAACTGGACAAACTCAGTGGGTGGTTGCTGCAACAGCTAACGGTACCGGTAGCACGGACGCAATAGCAAGTAGTGAGTGGTCTATACCAGCAAAATTTTCTGGTGATGAAGGATTAAGTGGGTTTAACTCTAGAGTTATTGAATTATATACAAATACTAGTGCTAAGTTAACAACTACCGGTGATACTGACCATAGTTGGTGTCCTACACAAGATAAAACGTTAACGTTTGCAAATACCACACCGTTGAATTCTCTACCTACCAGTACTAAGAGTGGGACCACTGTTAATTGGTATTATACTATAGCAGCCGCTCTTGGGGCTAATGGAATAACTGAAGTCAATGATACTTATAAGTATGTATATAAAACTACTGCAATGGGTATTTCCCGAAGTGCAACCTATACTATTGATGGTAATGATAGTAATGATTGCTATTGGTCTACCCCCGCCTTAGTTATAGAAAAAGGCGGTCAAGGACCGGCAGGGAGCGCAAGTCCTAGAACTGTAACAGGGCATGTATATTATAATCTTCCTGTAGCTAGTATTACTGGGCTTGGTCCAGATGCTAATAATTCTGGTTGTACCTATAATTTTACAAATGGCACTATTTCTGGTATGGATGCGAACTGGAGTTTACAAGCCCCGCCAGCAGACCCTGATAATACACAAAAGAAGTTCTGGTATGCTAGCTATTCTGCTACAGAAAGTGGCTCTAATACTGGATCTGGCCCTGTAACCTTTGGTACTCCTTATGTGGGTTTGAATTTTACAGCGCTAGTTACTTTTAATGCTTTAGATGCAACAGATGGCGTTGGTACAACTATTCATGGTGGTAATATTACCACGGGAATTATTAGATCTACTAATACTGATATTAGTGGCACTACTAACGGTTCCACTTTTGCAACAGGAATATCAGGTGCAAGCCAGTCTAACTTTACTTATTTTAATCTAACAAGCGGTGCATTAGCAACAAAAAACTTTAGAATTGGGGCCGATGGATCAGCAGAATTTAAAGGAACTCTTAGCGCGGCTTCCTTTGCTTCAGCCAGCACAATGACAGGAGCAAGTAGTTTAAGGATTGGAGCTTCGTCAGGCGCAAGAGTAGTAATTAGTTCGGATGGCAACAATAATGCTAAGATAACAGTATATGATAGTAATAGTACTCGAGTAAAACTGGGTTATTTAGGTACATAGTAACCACTTCAAAAAT